TCAGGCGGTTTCGGTGTGGGCATTCTGGCCCTCACCGGGGCCGCTTTGTATTGTTGCTCCCTCCTCGGTATAGGCGGAGGAGAAAAATCCCCTTTCTCCTTCTACATGCCGCTGGTACTTGAAAAAGACATAGTCATAAACTTCATGACGGTGCATAGGCGGGAGCAACCGATACATCGCAACCACATCGGCCTCCTCATCGGTCAATGGCGATCCGTCGCAGATAAGTCCTTGCTCTTCCTTTATGCGTTTTAGCGAGGGAATGTCCACTCCATTTGGAGAGTTATCTGTTTGGAGAGTTCCAAATGCTATATAGTCAAGAGATACATTAAGGTATTCTGCAACTTTTATTAGTTTATCAAGTCGCGGGCTTTGCTCTTTCCAGCGTTTAATTGTGCCGTTTCCAAAACCCAGCTCATGTTCTACACGATTAAAAGTGAGTTTTTTCTCTTTAATTGTAACTTCAATTCTGTCAACAAGATCAGACAAACTGCACTCCTCCAGTATATCCAAAAGGAGAGATACAATGCGTAAAATTCTCTGTTCGGATAGATTTCTCTTGACATCTCTCTGTTCGGATAGTATAGTGTAATTACGATTTAACCATAAATCAAAAAAAATATACCACACCACAGGCAAAAAGGAAAGAGCAGAAGGGGGATAGGTATAGAAGGAAGCTGCGGTAGAGTAAAAGCGAGCGGCGAGGGCTTTTCACGGAGGGAAGGGTCATTGTGCAACTAAAGCATTACAGTGAGAGATTCTTAGAAGAGACACAGGAAAAGTACTTCTTACAGCGATCTAATGACCTACTGGCACAAGTCGAGCATTTGAAACAGATTGACACTCGGTCAGATCCGGAGCTTCAGATCAAGGTCAGTTTGGCAATCAAGGAACTGTACGAAGCATTAGAGTTATTGTTCTGACTTCAACTCGGCCAGGGCTGTCTTATAAGCGGTGCAAATGGATTTCATATTTGCCTCATTGATGGGGTCATTTTCTTTCGGATAGTAGGGTGCAGAATGCTTCCCGATTCCGATTGCGCCGCACTCTAGCGCTTTGAGGGTTAACTGTAAAGCAATTTCTTCTTTATTCATTGTATATCTTCCTTTCTGTTTTGGAACTGGAACCAAACTCCGCACGACACGTATCGCCGTCTATCAGGCCATACATGAGCTTCCACCTCATGACATGGTCCTCCAGGTGCGGCAACGGAGAAAACGACCATATCCCATTACGCTGGCAAAAGCGAATGAGAGTCTTCAAAGATTTTACTTTTTTCATTTAGGCAGCCCTCTCCGCCCGCTTTTACTCTATCACACCTTCCGCCGGATGAAAAGCAGCAGATCAAGCGCAGAAGCGCGGGAACAAGTACATACAAGCGTCATGGGGCGTGAGCCAGCGGCGGGGCGTTTTTAGAAAAGGAGACGCACCAATGGATAAGATCACCAAGATCCTGCTGGACTACACCAGCGGGAAGACCCCCCTGGAAGAGACCAATCGCGCGCTGGAGGACGCCGGCTCCGATATCCGGCTGAACCCGGCAAAGAACCTGTTCACGCCGGAGGAGCTTCTGGCGACGCACACCGGCGAGACGCCGGAGGAGGCGGAAGGCTACGGCCTGCTGGACACCGGAACCGGGAGCATGGAAAAGGTCCATGTGACGGCGGGCGTACTGGACAACGCCGTCAACGAGGCCCTGCCCGACGGCGGGACGAACATGACCGCCTACGTGCTGATCGGCGGGCAGAAGTACGAGGTGAAGGGCGCCGCCCTGACCTCGTGCTGACCCCGGCCGCCAGCGGCGGCAGAGCTTAGAAACCATACACAGCTCCGCCGCTGGCTCACGCCCCATGACGCGGGAAGAGGAGGCAGGCATGAGACACGGAAAGAAGCCGACCAGGAAGCAGAAGATCCGGCTGGGACGGGTGGGCCTCTCGCCGGAGAACTGGCTGATCGTGCGGGAGAAGCCCAGCGGGGAGCTGGTGATCCTGCACAAGCACACAGACCGGGTCCGGGTGATCCCGGCCGGGGTGGGCTGAAAGAAACCTCACATATCAGCCGAAACGCCCTCCGGGGCGTCATCGGGGGGAGCCCTCCCCCGGTCTGAAGATGGCAGGGCACGAAGAAAGGAAGGCACAGGAGCATGAGAAAGGTCAAGAAGATCAACGGGTATCTGGTGGTCCGGTTCAACGACCGGGAGAAACAGGGATACCCTCAGCTGGGCAGCTTCGGCGTCATTGACGCAGAACTGTACACGGGATGCATCGACACGGACCTGGGGGCGATGGAATACGAGGACACCGACACGCTGGAGGCGGCCGTGGAGCAGGCCCGGGGCCTGGAGTCGGAGCAGGATTACAGCGGCGATCCGCCGGTCTGCACGCTCATCGTGGAGACCGCAGACGAGACAACGGAGGAGGAAGTGGACCCGCAGCTGATGATCGCCGGCTTTGAGAAGAGCCTGCAGAAGCAGGCGGCGCACGGCTGCAGGGATGTGGACGCACGGACGGCGGCGCACGAGCTGTACGGCTACAAGGCCGCGCTTCGGGACCTGGGCCTGCTGGAGCCGGAGGAGGTGCAGTCGCACATCTGCGACCACGTGTGCCCGGCGCCCCAGGAGGCCCGGGATCAGGAGGAGCTGGACGCCGTGTGCGGGAGCTGCCCCGCATTCGGGCCGCCTCAGAATCATTTCCAAGAAACCGCCGCAGAGCCGCGGGACACCTTCCGGCACCTGGACCCGGCCCTGCGGGGCGCCCCGCCCGTGCGGGCCGCGTACCGTCTGGGGCTGGCACTGGAGCGGGACTGCCCTGACAATGACTGCCGGGTCTACCGCAACATCTTCCGCGCAGCCCAGGAGCTGGACACGGCGCTGGACGGGCTGGATGAGGACGGCGCCCCGGCACTGTACCTGCGGAAGGCGTTGCGGGAGCGGGTGTCCGAACTGAAGGAGATGTTCATGGAGAACTACGCGGTCCGCAAATATCGCGGAGTGTGTACTGGAGGGGGCGCATTATGACTGGACTAGAGCTGCTGAGGACCTCTGACACCACGGCGGACGAGATCGCGGGCATCATCTCCGAGCACTGCCCTCCCGTCACCCCCGGCAACTGCGACCAGCTCTCCTGCCGGGCCTGCTGGCTGGCGTGGCTGACCGCAGGAGAGCCGCCAAAAGAAAAGGGGCCGTCCGACAAGCGGACGACCCCGAGCGAGGAAGGGCTGCACCCCAACCTCGCCGAGTACCTGCGAATGGAGAGGCGGACCCAGCGCGAAACCAAGCAGATCCTCAATCGGCTTGCTCGACATGAACCTGGGTCACAATGTCCACATACTCCTCAAGACGGCAAAGCAGGAACTCCTTGAATTTCTCACGGTCGAGAATGCCATTCTCAGCGAGAAAATCAACGAGCGCCCAAAATTCCGGGGAGTTTGTGAGCCGCTTCTCAAGCACAGCATCGGCAAAATCGTTGCCGGATCTCAGCTTGAAATCCCCCATCACAGTCACCCCCTCTCCAGGCCGGCAGGCCCTGGCTCCATTATACAGGACGGGAGCGGGGATGAAAAGGGCACGGCAGGGACAAGGAAAATGAGAAAGAGAGGCCCGGGCGCCCGGGCAGGAGGAGAGACATGAGACAACAGAACAAGCGGCTCACCCCCTTCGGGCGGCTGGTAAGCAAGGCGCTGATCGACCGGGACATGACACGGAGGGCGCTGGCGGCGGCAGTGGGGATCAGCCCGCAGTATCTGAGCTACATTTTGAACGGGACACGGTCCGGGAAGCGGTACATCGAGGCCATCGCGCGGGTGCTGGAGCTGGACCAGAAGCAGGTCGGGAAGACCACGGCGGCCTGACGGCAAGGGGTGAGACAGGTGCAGGAGACATACATCACATTGGAAGAAGCCGCCCGCTTTGAGGGAATTAAGTACAATACACTTATCCAAAGGATGAAGCGCAATCCCATGCGGTACAAGACGCGGACGGAGGCTCGGGAGGGCGGCGGGAAGGAGCTTGTGCTCCTGTCCACGGCGAGCCTGAGCCAGAAGGGGCGGCGGGCCTACCGGGCGCAGATCCGGGCCATGGCGGAGCCGGAGGAGGCTGGAAAGACGGCGCCCTGGTACGTGGAAGCGGATCTGGGCAGCTACATCGAGCAGCACAAGCGGGCGTACTACGAGGCGGTAGAGCTGGCGCGGCGGGTGCAGGACTTCCTGGACTACACCGGGCCGGACCGGACGGGATATGCGGAGCGGCTGGCGGTGGGACTGGGCGTGAGCCCGCAAACCCTGTACCGCTATACGCAGAGCGTGCAGGAGGCCGGCGTCTGGGCGCGGCGGCTGGAAGCGGAGGACGGGCACGGCCGGGACTACTTCCGGGCGCTGGCGCTGTGCCGGAAGCCCCGGGAGAAGGCCACGTTCCCCAGCCTGACGGAGGAGCAGAAAGCCATCATCCAGAACATCTGGTTCGACCGGGACTTCGCGGACAACGGATGCACGGTGGAGATGCTGTACGAGGCGTTCCAGCAGCAGGGCGCGGCCCGCGGCTGGGAAAGCGTGCCGAGCTGTAAGACGGTGGGGCGATATGTGCGGCACCTGATGGAGCTGCCCGCGGCGGAGAGCGCCCGGTATCTGGCGGCGAACGGGCTGCGGGAGTGGAAGAACAAGAAGGAAGTCAAGGGCAAGCGGGACAGCAGCACGCTGGAGGTGATGGAGTATCTGGTGGCGGACGCGCACACGTTCGACGTATGGGTATCGTACACGACGCCCAACGGGAAGCAGAAAGCCATCCGGCCGGTGCTGGTAGCCTGGGAGGACATGAAGACGCGGCGGCTGCTGGGCCCGATCCTGTGCGAGCACTCCAACACGCAGATCGTGAAGGAGTCGTTCATCAAGGCGTGTTACGACGGGGGCGCAGTCCCCAAGCATGTACACACGGACAACGGCAAGGACTTCGCCAACCTGGAGACGCTGGGGCAGGACCGGAGCATCCGGGCCATGGACCGGGCGGCCATGGACGCGGAGATGAAGGGCTTCTATCTGGCAATGGGGGCGAAGGACTGGTCCCGCTCCCTCCCCTTCCAGCCCTGGGACAAGCTGATCGAGCGGGCGTTCGGAACGTTCTGCAAGCGGTATTCCCGGAAATTCAAGGCGTACACGGGGACCCTGACGGGGAGCCGGACGGACGCGAAGCGGAAGAAGGATATCGACGGGATGCTGGAGCGGGGCGAGCTGCTGACGCTGGAGGAGTTCTATGACCTGCTGGTGGAGTTCCTGGAGACATGGTATGACAGACATGAGCACCAGGGGCTGAAGGCGGCGGGAGAGCGATGGACCAAGCCGGCGGAGCTGTGGGAACACGCTCCGCACTATGAAAAGGCCGTGCCGCCCCGGGAGTACGCCCTGATGCTGCTGATGAAGCCGGGGCGCGCGAAGGTGCGTAGCCAGGGCATCCAGCGGAACAACCTGCTCTATACGGCGGACGAGCTGTGCCACTATGTAGACAAGTGGGTGAACATCCGCTGGGATCCGGAGGATGTGACGCGGCTGTACGTGTACGACAAGGAAGGCCGGCGGATCTGCGAGGCGCGGACGGCGGAGCTGCTGGAGTTTGGAGACCGTGTATCCGAGGAGGCGCTGGAGGCGCTGCACAAGCGGAAAAAGCGGCAGCTGCGCGGGACCCGGGAGTTTCTGGAAGAGATGCAGACCCCACCGGAGGCGCGGGGGCTGTGCGGGCCGCAGGCCACGGCCGGCAAACTGGACCTGACGATCGGCCACACGGCGCGGCCGAAGGTTGTGAGCCTGCCGGTGGACAAGGAGTTCCGCGGGACGATCACCCCGAAGAAGCAGAAGGCTGGCGGCAGCGGCGGCGCGTTTCTGGACGCGAAGGCCGGGGCGGCACTGAAACGGCTGAAAGCCATGAACGAATGACAGGAGGAGCAATATGGAAGGCAGAGAGCAGACCGGGCGCGTGAATCATGCGCTGGCGGAGCGGATCAATCAGTACATTCTGGAGCAGAAGAGCAGCATCGCGGCCATCTCCAAGGAGATCGGCTACAGCCGCACATCGGTCAGCCGGTATCTGAGCGGGAAATATGACGCCTGCGCGAGTACGATGGAGGAGAAGCTGGCGGAGTTTCTGGCGGCGCACACCGGGGAGACAGTGGAGGCTCCGGCTGTCGTGGTTCGGAGCGGGAAGCGGCCCAGCTTCTACGAGAGCAAGGACGCCCGGTCCATCCTGGGCGTGTGCCAGAGCTGCCAGGAGTACACAGGGCTGGGGATCGTGGTGGCGAAGAGCGGGTTCGGCAAGACCTACGCCCTGCGGCAGTACGCGAAGCTGGGGCGTGTGGCGTACATCGAATGCGACGATACCATGAGCAGCCGGGATCTGGTGGAGGCCATCGAGCGGAGAGTGGGAATCCCCAGCGGGTACGGGACCATCTGGAAGCGGGTGAACGGGATTCGGGAATTTTTCAACGCGAACCGCGGGTATCTGCTCATTATCGACGAGGCGGACAAGCTGGTGAGCAAGTACACGCAGAAGAAGATGGAGGTGCTTCGGGGGATCTTCGACCAGAGCGACGTGGGTCTGGTGATCGCCGGGGAGCCGAAGCTGGAGGCGGCGATCAAGACCTACCTCACACGGATGGCGAACCGGGTGGACTTCTACACGCAGCTGGGCGGCCTGTCGCCGTCCGAGGTGGAGGGATATGTGTCCGACCTGGATGTGACGCCGGAGGCGATGGTGGAGCTGAAATCCCGGGCCTGCAATCCGCAGACAGGATGCTTCCGCCTGCTGGACCGGACGCTTTCCAACGCGCAGCGCATCCTGGCAGAGACACAGACGGCGACGATCACGCCGAAGATCATCCAGCAGGCGTCGGCGATGATGATGCTGTGACGGGAGGCCGGGACAATGAACATGAGAAAGCAGAGGCTTATGGGTGCGGGGCTGCTGGCGATCTCAGCGGCCATGGCGGCCCTGGCCTGGATAGGAAGCACCCCGGAGGAGCGGGACATCACGGCGGCCGTGCTGCTGGCCCCGCTGGGGGTGTGGCTGCTGGCAACAAAAGAGTATGTCCTCTATGACAGCGGGACGGCGCCGGACGTCGCCCGCTATCGTGGACGCAGAAGCAAACGCAAGAAAGGAGCATGGATCACATGGCAAGGAAACGGGTTATTGAAGCGCAGAGCCTCAAAAGCTGGGAGGATGTAAACGACGCCCTGCGGCAGATCGCGGAGGCACAGATCGCCCTGGGCGACATCGAAAGCGATATGCAGAAGCAGATCGTGGGGGCGAAGAAGGTGGCGGAGGACCAGAGCAAGCCGTACAAGGACGCCATCGCGCGGCTGGAGCATGAGCTGAAGGAGTTCGTGTCCGAGCACCGCACGGACATGGGCAAGACGAAGACCATGACCCTCACCTTCGGGGAGGTGGGCTTCCGGCTCTCCACGTCGGTCTCCCTGCCCAAGGCGAAGGAGAAGCTGGCGGAGATCATCCGGCGGCTGAAGGCGCGGCAGATGACGGACTGCATCGTGGTGGAGGAGAAGATCAGCAAAGACGCGCTGAAGAAGTACGGCGAGGACACGGTGAACGCAGTGGGCGCCGTGTGGAAGCAGAAGGACGAGTTCGGCTACGAGGTCAACCTGGAGAAGTTGGAGCAGATCAAGGCTGGACAATGAGGAAGGGAGCGGCAGTATGGCGGGAATGAGCGCGGAGCGGAAGCCCCCCTCTATCCGCACGGTCTGGGGGATCGCCAAGTCCCCGGAGCTGCGGCTGGAGGACGAAGACCTCTACGCGGTGGTCTACCGGGAGACAGGTAAGGAGAGCCTGCGGAAGCTGACGGCGGGAGAGCTCTCCCGTGTGATCCGGGCGCTGCAGGAGATGAAGGACAGCGCCCGGCAGAGCGCGGGCCGGAAGCGGACGGACGAGGGCGGAGACCCCCGGACGGTGGAACAGCGGCGAAAGCTGTACAAGGAGATGCGGGACCTGGGCTGGAGCGAAGCTCAGGTGAACGGGCTGGCCCGGAGGATGTTCAAGGTGGAGCGGATCGAATGGCTGGGGCCGGCGCAGTGCGGAAAGCTGATCGAGGCCCTGAAAGCGATCCACGCCCGGGGACGGCGGGAGGAGGCGCAGCCGTGAACAGTTTTGACGAACCTGTACAGAAGGCGGAGACCGACGCGGAGATCCTGGACGCGCTGCAAGGGGTCAAGCTGACACAGGACGAGATCCGGCGCGGGGCGTGTGGCGGGATGGGACTCGCCTTTTTCCGGGCCTACTATGAGAAACTCCCGGAGGAAGTGACGCGACGGCTCACGGAGATCGACACCGAGGCCGTGGGGCACATCACCCGGGCAACGGGTCTCAACCTGTCCGGCTCGCTCCTGGATCGGTTCGGGGAGAAGCTGGCAAGCGACGCCGCCTTCGCCCAGGTCATCCGGGCGGCGAATGTGTACCGGGCGCGGCTGGGTTACGCCTCCCTCGGGCCGGACGGCTGGCCGGAGGCGGAGACATGAGGGAAGGAGCACGGAGGGCGGGGCAGTTTGCCGGAGCTGTAGAGCAGCTGGCCGGGGTGCTGGCAGTGAACGAGATCATCCGGGCGCGGCGGTTCCTGGGCGTGGACACCAGCGGCGAGGAGCGTGAAACGCTGCTCGGGATGCCGCTCCTCGAGCTCCTCCATGCGGCCCAGGCCCTCACCTCCGCCGTATGCCTCCGGCAGCAGACGGAGACGGCGGAGCACATGCGCGAACTCGTGGCGCAGCAGAAAGCCGCCCAGGAGCCCAGGAAGGGCCCGTTTGCCAGTTAGGGGGCGAGGATATGGCGACAAAGAAGAAGCGCCTCACACAGCGTGAGAAGGCTGAGAGAGCGGCGGCCAAGAAGCGGTTGCAGGCGCAGGGTGTCCTCCCGCCTGACAAGCCCCGCCTCAACCGCAAAAAGTTCGCCCGGGAGACCTGGGCGGAGTGGGAGGCGTTCCTCAAGAGCGACCCGATCCGGGCGGAGGTCTCCCTTCTTCGGGCGGTGGAGTTCATAGCGGGGCCGGAGCTTCCGACAGTCACACCAGAGCAGGTAGGCGTCTACAAGGCCCTCAAGCTGGCGGTGGAGTACAACAAGTTCCTCCGCAAGCTGGAAGCCGAGGGGCGCAGCAAGTACACGATTGGGGAGCTGGCCGACGAGGTCGTCCTCCCTGTGTGGAATTTGTAAGCAATATGGTGACGATCATTTTGAAAGCGGATATCCCGGACACAGACCTCCAGGGCCTCAAAGAGGCTGCGGCCATGGCGCTGGAGGGTCTGGGAGATTTTCGGGTAGTATCTGTGACGGCGGAGGCGCCGGAGCAGTTCAAATTTGATATCTAGGAGGAACAGCAGCATGAAAGAATTGAAGGAGACCGCGCAGGCAGCCAACCCGGCGCTGGAGCCGGGACAGGAGATCAACGAGGCCGACGGGGAGCCTATCTTCCACGCCGACGAAGAGGAAGGAGCAGATCATGAGCAATAAGGTCAAGGTGTGCCTGGACGCGGGGCACGTGGGCAGCAAGTACAATCAGAGCCCGGTCGTGAAGACCTACTATGAAAGCGCGATGGTCTGGACGCTGCACCTGAAGCTGAAGGCGGCGCTGGAGGCACGGGGCTTCGAGGTCGTTACGACCCGGAAGACCATCGACACAAAGATGGACGTGTATGACCGGGGCACGGCGTCCAAGGGGTGCGACGTGTTCCTGAGCCTGCACTCCAACGCCTGCGGGACGGAGAGCGTGGACTATCCGGTGGTCTACCGGGCCCACGACAACCTGAACAACGCGGACGCTGTGGCGCTCCAGATCGCACGGAAGATCGGGACGCTCATGGGCACGAAGCAGGCAGGGCGGACGGCCACCCGGAAGAACAGCTCCGGCGGCGAATATTACGGCGTCCTGCGGGGCGCCCGGGCGGTGGGCACGCCGCTGTACCTGCTGATCGAGCACAGCTTCCACACCAACACCGCCGCGGCGAAGTGGCTCTCCCAGGACGGGAACCTGGAGAAGCTGGCGGAGGCGGAGGCGGAGCTGCTGGCGGAGCACTACGGCGTCACGTTCGGCGCGGAGGGCAGGACCGCGATCATGGGCGAGGCCCAGGCGACAGCCGGACAAATGGCCCTCTTCTGCCGGAGCAAAAACCCGGCGCCGAAGCTGACGGCGTGCAGCCTGGAGGAACTGGCGGAGATGTTCCTGGAGGAAGGCAAGGCCGAAGGCGTCCGTGGCGACGTGGCCTTCGCCCAGAGCCTGCACGAGACGGGCTATTTCAAATACGGCGGCATCGTGATGCCGGAGATGAACAACTTCGCGGGCATCGGGGCGCTCAACGGCAACGCCACAGGGCAGGCAGCCAGCTTCCCGGACCCGCGCACGGGCGTCCGGGCGCAGATCCAGCACCTCAAGGCATACGCGTCCACGGAGGCGCTGACAAAGGCGTGTGTAGACCCGCGCTTCTCCCTGGTGTCCCGCGGCTCGGCTCCATACGTGGAATGGCTGGGCGCGGCGGACAACCCCAACGGGAAGGGCTGGGCGGTCCCCGGCAAGGGGTACGGCGAGAAGGTCACGGCGCTGCTGGAGCAGATCCTCCGTACTGAGGACCCGTCCTCCCCCGCTGCCGGGACGCCTGAGCCGGCCTGGGCGAAACTCGTGGCGGGCTATCCGCAGTACCAGAAGGACGGCCTGGAGGCGCTGGCGGAGGCGGGCATCCTGGACTCTCCGGAGACCTGGGCCGGGCGGTTCGGCCGAGACATGACCGTGGGCGAGGCCGTCGGGATCATGGGGAAGCTGCTCGCCTGGATGCGGACGGCCGGCGAGAATCCCGCCGGCTGAGAGACAGGGCGGAAAGGAGGCCGGAGGCATGGACACATTTATCAAGGAGCTGAAGCTGGAGGAGATCCCGGACGGACCCTGGAAACAAGTAGCTGAACAGATCGGGGTGGAAAACCTTTACACGGTGCTGCGGATCGTCGGGGGCGGGACCACTTATATTCCAAAGGCGGAAACCCTGATCCGGCCCGTCCGGAACCGGCACATCCGGGAGGAGTTCAACGGGTGCAACTATTTGGAGCTGGCGAAGAAGTACAATGTGACGGACCGGATCGTCCGCATGATCTGCGGTCCCGGGTATCCAGAGGGACAGATCAATCTCTTCGATGAGGATGAAGACACCTTTTCTTAGAAATAAATCTCTGAAATGCTTCATAAGGACATTTCACAAAACATCCATTATCCTAAGACTACAAGCTCCGCTTGTAGTCTTATTTTTTTGCACAGAGGAGGCAGAGACACATGGACATGGATGTCATCATCAACGCGGCGAGCGACGCCCTGCTGAACGTGGTGCTGGCCGTGATCGCGCTGGCCGGCGCTTACGGGGTGTATTTCATCCGCCTGGGCGCCGCGAAGCTGAAGGAGCAGACGGCGCAGATCAAGGACGAGGCGGGCCGGAAGGTGCTGGAGGACGCGCTGGACGACGTTGTGAACCTTGCGACGGTTTCGGTGGGCGCGATGGAGCAGACCACGGCAAAGGCGCTGCGGGACGCGGTCAAAAGCGGGAAGGCGAAGCCGGAGGAGCTGGCGGCGCTGGGCAAGCAGGTCTTTGACGAGGTGAAGGCGGCAATCAGCCCGCAGGCGCAGCAGGTCATCACCGACAACCTGGGCAGCTTTGACAAATACCTCACCGCCGTTATCGAGGACGCGGTGCTGAAAGTGAAGCAGGCGGACCCGTATATCACCCTCTCCGGAGAGCTGACGGAGGGTGTGGAGCTGCCGGCCGCGGGCGGAACGCAGTAAGGAGGGGCCGTCGTGGAAATGGCTCAGATCACCGCGCTGATCGGCGCGGCGGCCTCCCTGCTGTGTACGCTGGTGGTGGGGGCGCTGACCTACTTTGTGAAGCAGACGCTCAACGACTTCCGCAAGGCGGATGAGCGGAACGCCCAAAAGCTGGCGGAGGTGGACAAGCGGCACGCCGCCAACTACAAGGAGCTGACCCAGCAGATCAGCGACCTCAAGAGCGACCTGCCCCTGGTGTACGTGCTGCGGGAGGACTTCATCCGGAGCATGAACAACGTGGACGGGAAGCTGGACAAAATCATCGGCAGTCTGGCCGAGAAGAAGGGAGGATAATGCATGGCAATCCTGGACGACATCACCGAGCAGGAGGTCGCCAAAAACAAGGCGATCCGGGGCTACATCATCCGGGCCCTGGCGCGAGGCAACCAGAACGCGCTCCTGGTACGGCAGCTCACCAACGCGCTCGTCGCGGACGGGATGATCTTCTCACCGGATATCTCCAAGTATCTGGACTATCTGGCAGACGGCGGTTACATCGAATTCAGCGGCAAGCGCGTCAACGCCTATAACGTCTACCGGAAGGACGGCGTCGTCCAACTGACGAAAAAGGGCGTGGATCTGGTGGAGGGCACCATCGAGGATCCGGGCGTCGATGTCTAAGACAGAACGGCGCCGGACGCGGGTGAGCTCCACCATTGACCGCCTCCCGGATGATATCAAGGGGCGGCTCGACCTGAAGCTCACCGACACGGCCAACACCTACGAAGAGCTCTCCGCGTGGCTGAAGGAGGAGGGCTATGAGATCAGCAAGAGTGCCATCGGGCGCTACGCGATCCGCAGCACCCAGGCGGCGCAGCGGGTGGCGGAGACCCTGCAGCGGACCCAGGTCATCGCCCAGGCGGTGGAGGCCCATCCCGACCTCGACTATACGAAGGCGGCGAGCATGGTCCTCATGGACGGCCTCATGCAGCGCGTGAGCACGGCGGAGGATGATTTCCAGGAGATGCCGCTCGACAAGGCAGGACGGCTCATCGCCTCCCTGGCTCGGAACGCCACATATGAGCAGCGGGTCCGGCAGGAGATGAAGCGGAAGGCGGAGCTGGCCTTCGACCAGATGGAGACAGAGCTTCTGGAGAAGGTGAAGCAGTATCCAGACCTCGCCGCCCAGCTTCGGGATGTGCTGGCAAAGGCCAGAGAGAGGGTGGTGGCGGATGGCGGCGATTGACATCGGCAGTCTCATCGACAAGCTGGATGACGAGAGCGACCGTGCGGCACTGGCGGACCGGGAGCAGCAGCGGGCCCTTTTTCTCAAATACGTTGTCCGGAACGGCAATTTCCCAGACAAGCGCGCACGGCTCCTGAAAGAGTACGAGGCGGGGGCATCCCTGACGGGACCCAAGGGCCTCCGACGGATGCTGGGGGCATTTGATCTGGAATACTTCGGCCGAGCCTACCTGAGCCATTACTTCACAACACCGGCACCGGACTTTCATGCGGAGCTGGATGATATCTGGTTTCAGGGCGTCATGAAGGGGATGGATCCCACGGAGCACGCCAAAGAGATCAGCCGGGCCAAAGGGTGCAGGCGCGCGATTGAAGCCCCGCGCGGGCACGCAAAATCCACGACCTTCACCTTCAAGGACGACCTACATGCGGCTCTGTACGGCTACAAGCATTACATCATCATTCTGTCGGACTCCTCAGAGCAGGCGGAAGGCTTCCTTACAGACATCAAGGACGAACTGGAGGAAAACGCGGCTCTGCGGGAGGACTTCGGCGAGCTGATCGGCGATGTCTGGAAATCCTCTGTTGCGCTGCTTGCCAACGGGACCAAGATCGAGGCCATCGGCTCAGGAAAGAAGATCCGCGGCCGGCGGCATAAGCAGTGGAGGCCGGACCTCATCGTCTGCGACGACCTGGAGAACGACGAGAACGTCGCCACCAAGGAGCAGCGGACAAAGCTCCTCAACTGGTACGACAAGGCTGTGAGCGAGTGCGGCGACACCTACACCGACATCGTCTACATCGGGACGCTGCTGCACTTCGACTCCCTGCTGGCGAATGTGTGCCGCAAAGCGGAATACAAGAGCGTGAAGTATCAGGGCGTGCTCTCCTGGGCCGTGAACACAGACTTGTGGGACGCCTGGGAACAGCTGTACACCAACCTCGCCGATCCAGACCATGAGCAGACCGCCCGGGCCTTCTTTGAGGCCAACCGAGCGGACATGCTGGAGGGGACGGCGGTGCTGTGGGAGGAGAAGAACGACTACTACGCCCTCATGTGCAAGCGGGTCAATATCGGACCCGCGGCATTCAACTCAGAGATCCAGAACAATCCCATCGACCCGGCCAGCTGCACATTTCAGGAGGAGTGGTTCGACTACTGGGACGATGAGGGAAAGACCCCGCCAAACTTCGCTGATCCGCGCTTCCTGTTCGTGGGGGCCAACGACCCCAGCCTGGGCAAGAACAAGCGAGCAGACACCAGCAGCATCTTCGCTCTGGCAAAAGACCGGATCACCGGTGTTGTCTATGTGGTCATCGCGGACGTGGCCCAGCGCCATCCGGACCAGATCATCGAGGACGTCCTGGAAGCCAACCGGAGGCTCAAGCGGGAGTTCCACCGCCCCTACTATCGCTTCGGCGTGGAGACGGTGCAGTTTCAGGCTTACTTCGCGGAGGTCATGCGGCAGAAGGCGGCCAAGTCCGGGGAATACCTCCCTATCGTGGAGATCAACTCCACACAGAACAAGGACGCCCGCATCCGCTCCCTACAGCCGTTTGTCAAAAACGGCTATATCAAATTCAGCAAGAAGCACAAGGCTCTCCTTCAGCAGATGAAAGAATATCCCATGGCCCGGAATGACGACGCGCCGGACGGCCTGCAGATGGCCCTCCAGCTTGCCCTCGATATTCAGGGTGGCGGCGAGGTGGAATACACCACCGTGCTCCACCGGGAAGCAGACTTCAAGGCGGGAGCCTATTAAGGAGGACTTTTGATTCAGTACGAGAACAAACTTATCCACGGTGACAGTCTCACGGTTCTCCGTCAGATGGAGCCTGAAAGCGTGGATGCCATTATCACGGATCCACCCTACGGCATCAACTATGTCTCCCAGACCGGGGCGCGGATCAAGAACGACACAGCGCCCTTCATCTGGTTCCTCTACGACGCCTTTCGCGTGCTGAAGTCCGGCAGCTCCGGGCGGGGGACGCTGGTTTGTTTCACCCGCTGGGACGTGCAGCAGGTCTTTATCGACGCGATCCGGTTAGCAGGTTTCGTGGTCAAAAGCGAGGTCATCTGGGACAAGGTGGAGCACGGCATGGGAGACTGTAAGGCGCAGTTCGCCCCGACCCATGAGAACATCATTTTCGCGGTGAAGGGAAAGTTCAGCTTCCCAGGACACCGGCCCAACGACCTCATCACCCACCGGAAGCTCCATGCCAATCAGATGGTCCACCCAACAGAGAAGCCGGTCCCGCTGCTGGCGGACCTTATCACCGCAGTCACCAAGCCCGGCGATCTCATTCTCGACCCCTTCGCCGGATCCGGCTCCACTCTGGTCGCTGCCAAGAAAACCGGGCGGCGGTTTATCGGAATCGAACTGGATGATGACTACTACCAGACTGCGCAGAGGCGCATTGAGGAGGCAGTCACATGAGCAGACGAAACCGCCGGGCGCAGGCCCCGCCACTCCCCAGGCCGGAGACGCGGGAGCTGACAGTCGCCCGCGTCCAGGACAAATACAGCGAATACCCATCCAACGGCCTGACCCCGGTCCGTCTGGCGGCGATCTTCCGCGAGGCCGACACGGGTGACGTCATGCGGCAGATGGAGCTGTTTGAGGAGATGGAGGAGCACGATCCCCACCTGTTCAGCCAGCTCCAGACCCGAAAGAACGCTGTCACGGGCCTGGACTTCGAGATCACCGCCTTCGGTGACGAGCCGCGGGACAAGGAGATAGCGGAGTTCGTGGAGGAGCAGCTCAATGGGATTGAGGGCATGGAGGACATCGAGACGGACCTGCTGGACGCCATTGGAAAGGGAATCGCCGTCTCGGAGATCATGTGGGGTTATGACAGCGGCCGGGTCGTGGTCCGGGAGATCAAGAACCGCCACCAGAAGCGTTTCTTCTGGGACGGCGTGGACGACTCCTTCCGCTGCAGGACGGACGAGACGCCCTCCGGCATCCTGCTCCCGAAGAACAAGTTCATCATCCACAAGTACAAGGCGAGATCGGGACATCCGGCTCGCGCCGGAATCCTCCGGGTCGTGGCCTGGATGTACCTGTTCAAGAACTACGACATCAAGGACTGGATCAGCTTTGCGGAGGTGTACGGCCTTCCCTTCCGGCTGGGCAAGTATGCCCCCGGTAGCAGCGACGAGGAGAAGCGCGCGCTCATGCAGGCGCTGATCCAGCTGGGCGCGGACGCCGCGGGCATCATTCCGGAAGGCGCCTCCATCGAGTTTGTGACCGCGGAGAAGACCTCCAGCACGGACCTGTACGAGCGGCTGGCCCGCTACTGCGACGAGCAGATCAGCAAGGCCATCCTGGGCCAGACCCTGACCTCGGACTCCGGCGGCGGCAGCTACGCCCAGAGCAAGACCCACAACGAGGTCCGGCACGATCTGACCGTAGCGGACTGCAAGGCCCTGGCGGCCACGCTCCGGCGAGACCTCATCCGTCCCCTGGTCCTCTTCAATTTCGGAGAGGAGAAGCGAATCCCCCGGATCCGCTTTGACTGTGAGGAGGACGAAGACCTCATGCAGACGGCGAACGTGGTGGGGACATTGGTGGAGAAGACCGGCCTGCCGGTCCCCCTCTCCTACCTTTACAAGAAGTTCAGCATTCCGGAGCCGGAGGACGGCGAGGCCATCGCCACCCCCAGCTATGCACAGCAGGCAGCAGGGCCGGCGCTCCCCTTCAAGGCGCAGCCCCGGCGCTATGTGGCGCTGAAAGGCGACGGGCCGGGTACCCAGGAACACATCGACCGGGTGACGGCCACAGCTCTCAAGCGCGGGGCCAAAAGCTGGCGCAAGGCGTTCGCTCCGGTGCTGGCGCTGCTGGAACAGGCGGAGAGCCTGGAGCAGCTCCGGGACACCCTGGAGGACGAGGACGCCGTGGCGGAGCTGTACGCCTCCATGGATGTGTCTGAGGTGGAGGATCTGCTACAGAAGGTCATGACCCTGGCGGACCTGGAGGGGAGGTCACTGGAGCGTGAACGAGATTGAAGCTGTCCTGAACGGCGGCGACATGACTTTTGAGGAAGCAGTGGAGTATTTCCGCCAGCGCGTCCCCGTAACAGCGAAGGTATTCTACTCCATTGCCTACGACTACCGTGTCCTGGCCTTCACCGTGAGCGGCTACTCCAAGCTGCAGATCCTTCGCCGGTTCTATGAGGAGCTGCTGGCGGCTCTGGAACAGGGAAACACCCTGGCGGAGTTCCGCGACAACATGAACGGCTTCCTGGAGCGGGAGGGCTACGAAGGCATCACCCCGTATCAGGCGGAGAACATCTTCCGCACCAATATCCAGACGGCCTACAACGTGGGCCACTACAAGCAAATGACGGATCCGGAGGTCATGAAACTGCGCCCATACTGGCAGTATGACGCGGTCAACGACTCCCGGACGCGCCCTTCCCACCTCGCCATGGATGGCCGGGTCTTCCCGGCGGATTCCCCGGTCTGGGATACATGGTTCCCGCCCAACGGCTTCAAGTGCCGCTGTACGGTGCGGAGCCTGAGCCGGCGGCAGGTGGAGCGGCTGGGCCTTCGCGTGGAGACCACGGCTCCCGCCGCCAGTATGCTGAAGGACGGGCACTTTGTAAATATCATGCCGGACCCTCAGTTTGCCAGCAACCCGGCAAAGACTCCGTGGAGGCCGGACCTGAAGGGGTATCCCGAGCCCCTGGTGAAGGCGTTCCGGGAGCGGGAAAAGAGCGGGCCCGGGAAAAAGGCGTAAAAAGGCCGCTGACGCCCCTCCAGCGGAGGGGGGGCATTTCACGGGGGACCCCCGCAAAACGGCGTCTAACGCCGTGCGCACGGCGTTAACGGCGGTCTTGGGGCTTTGCCCCGGAAAGGAGACACGCAAAAGATGGAGATCATTACCCTGAAAGGGGGCGAGGTGGAGGTCCAGGGGGTCCCGGAGGTCATCCGGATTCTGCCCCTGGGACACGTCACCAGCCAGAAGGGCGAATTCGACGTGGATGAGGAGAGCCTGCGGCTCATGAAGGCGGAGATCGCCCGGCATGGCGTGGACGTGGTGGTGGACTACGAGCACCAGACGCTGGACGGCGTCCAGGCCCCGGCTGCCGGCTGGGTCAAAGACCTCTCTATCCAGGACGGCCACATCGTCGCAAAGGTGGAGTGGACGGACCGGGCGGCAACGTACCTGAAGAACCGGGAGTACCGCTACCTCTCCCCTGTCATCACCGTCCGCAAGGCGGACAACAAGGCGACGGGCCTGCACTCGCTGGCCCTCACCAACACCCCCGCAATCGACCACATGGACCCCATTGTCAATTCCAGCACTTACAACAATCACGAAGGAGGACAAAACACTATGGACCCGAAAGAACTGGCAAAGCTGCTGGGCCTGCCCGAAGACGCTACGGAGGAGCAGATCACAGAGGCACTGACCACCGCACTGGCGGAGCTGAAGAAGCTGAAGGAGGGTGGCAAGGAGCCGCCTCCCGGCAGCGAGGAGACCGTGGCGAACAAGGCCGTCTGCGAGCTGCTGGGCCTGAAGTCCGGCGCGGCCACCAGCGACGTCACCGCGAAGATCATGGAGCTGAAGGGTGGGATCGTCGACGGCGTGAACCTGCGGGAGAAGGTGGAAAAGCTGGAGAAGGCCGCTGCCCAGCGAGACGCGGACGAGGCAGTCACCAAGGCCTTGAAGGCGGGCAAGATCACCCCGGCACAGAAGGAATGGGCCGTCAGCTATGCTCTGAACGATCCGAAGGGCTTCGCGGACTTTGCGGCAAAGGCCCCGCAGGTGGTTCCCATGGACCAGATCATCCCGGATGCCCTGGATACGCCCGCGGGCGGCATCGATGAGGCGACCCGCCTTGTGTGCAAGCAGCTGGGCATCAATGAAGAAGACGTCAAGAAGTACGGCATGAAAGAGGAGGCGTAAGACCATGGCAGCACTTACAGCAGCAAGAGATACCAGCGAGATCAGCAACGGAGCGCGTCACCTCATCCTCCCTGTCAAGGGGAGCACCACCATCTACCAGGGTGCGCTCGTGGCCCTGGACGCCAGCGGCTATGCGGTCCCCGGCTCCAAGGCGGCCACGCTCACCGCAGCCGGCCGGGCCGAGGAAACTGTGGCGAACACCGGAGCGGACGGCGAAGTCTCCATCCGGGTCGCCCGGGGCGTGTTCGTCTTTGACAATGCCACAGACGCCGGGAAGCTCACCGCCGCCCATGTCCTGAAGCCCTGCTACATCGCGGATGACCAGACCGTCACCGCCACCGCTGACGGCGCAAGCGTGGCCGGGCTGGTGATCCGGGTGGACGATTCGGGCGTTGCCGTGGAGATTGGACGCGGCATTCAGACCATCGCTGCCGAAGCCTAAAAAAGGAGGACAAAAACCATGATTGTGAATCCCCAGAACCTGCGGGGCATCTATGTGGGCTTCAACACCCTGTTCAACAGGGCGTTGACCACTGTAACTCCCCTGTACACCGAGGTGGCTACTGTCACCCCCTCCACCACGGATGCCGAGACCTATGCGTGGCTCGGCGACATCCCCGGCATGAGGGAATGGATCGGCGATCGTGAGGTCCAGAACCTCAGCGCGTCGGACTATACCATCAAGAACAAGGATTTCGAGCTGACCATCGGCATCGACCGCAACGCCATTGAGGACAACAAGATCGGCCTGTTTAACCCCTCTATTGAGATGCTGGGCCAGTCCGCTGCCATGCATCCGGACAAGCTGGTATTCAGCCTTCTGAAGAATGGCTTCAATGAGAAGTGCTTCGACGGCAAGGCATTTTTCTCCAGCGAGCACATGATCGGCAAGAGCAAGGTATCCAACAAAGGGACCGCGAAGCTGAGCCTGGACGCCTATGTGGCCGCCCGCGCCGGCATGATGAGCCTGACCAACAGCAAGGGCGAGCCCCTGGATCTGATCCCGAACAGGCTGGTGGTCCCGCCTGCTCTGGAGAAAGCCGCACTGGACATCACCGAGGCCGACTTCATCAACGGCACCCGCAACACCATGAAGGGCACCGCAAAGCCCCTGGTGGTGCCGCAGCTGGCCGGTAGCGACACGGCCTGGTTCCTGCTGTGTACCACCCGCCCGATCAAGCCTCTGATCTACCAGCAGCGCAAGAAGGTCAAGTTCGTGAGCAAGACCAACGAGACCGACGACAATGTATTCATGAGCAAGACCTTCCTCTACGGCGCGGACTCCCGGGGGAACGCGGGCTTCGGCTTCTGGCAGATGGCCTACGGCAGCGACGGGACCGCCGGCGATTGACCGGCATGAGTTACTGCACCCGTGACGAGGTCCGGGCCATGCTGAAAGAGGATGCTGTGAGCCAAATCCTCACAGATACAGACTTCATTGAAGACTCGGAGGAGCGCGAGACCCGGATCGGCCCGCTCATCGACGAAGCCATCGCGGATGCGGACGGGGAGATCGACGGCTACCTTGCCAAGAGGTACGCCGTCCCCCTCGCCCCGGTCCCGAAGGTCATCAACAAGTTTTCCAAGGATATCGCGCTCTATAACCTCATGTCCCGCGCCGGACTGGACGAAGAGGGACGGGAGGGCAACTATCTCACCCGCTACAACGCCGCCATCAAGTTCCTTACGCTGGTTGCGGAGGGCAAAGTCAGTCTCGGAACCGAGGCCAGCGATCCCCAGGCAGCGGCGGCCGCCGGCTTCTCCATGCACTCCAACCGCCGGCTCTTCAGCCGGGATACGATGAAGGGGATGTGACCCATGGTAAATATCCGGCTGGAGGGCGATACCCGGGCGGCCCTGAACAAGATCCGGGGCCTCGCGGAGATGGACCGGAAGAGCCTCAACGCAGCCCTGGGCCAGGGCGTGCGCACGTCTACTCTGGAGCGTTTCCGGACACGCAAGGGGCCGGACGGGCGGCGCTGGCCCTCGTCCAAGCGGGCGCTGGCGGAAGGCGGCAGGACGCTGGTGGACTCCGGACAGCTGCGTAACAGCATCCAGGTCAGGTCCGACGCCACCGGCTTTGCGGTAGGCACCAACGTCAAGCACGCCTCCACCCACCAGTACGGAGTCAAGAACCGGATCATCAAGGCCAAGAACAAGAAATACCTCCGCTTCAAAGTCGACGGCCGCTGGGTAACTCGTAAAAAGGTCAAGGTAACGATCCCCGCCCGGCCCTTCCTCGGCCTATCCGCGGAGGATCAAGAGGAGCTCCAGGAGACGGTGGAGGACTTTATCCGCCAGCAGGGGGAATAGCGTATGTTGTACACACAGGCGAAGGCTTACCTTGTAGGAAAGCTCAAGGAGGCCGGACTCAAGACAAAGCCCTACACGACCATGAAGTCCCTCTCCCGGTCCATGGAAAGCCATGTGGGAGCAGTCCTGCCCGGTACGGAGATGATCGCGCGAAACGGCTCCAAAACCATCTATCAAGACCAAGAGGGAGCGCAGCACAAGCGGCGAAAGATCTTCGACCGGAACGTGACGTTCCAGGTGGTGCTGGGAGACTATACGGACGACAAGGTGGAGGCCATGCTGGAGAAATTCCTGGCCGCTCTGGATCAGGGGATCGAAGTGGATGGAAACTTCGTCCCCCTGACAGCGGAGAGCGTGGAGTGGTCCACCGAGGAAGACCATCCTCTGAAGGCGGAGGTCGCCGTGACGGTGAATATCACCTTCCAGGGCGGCGTCTACAGGGATATCGACCTCCACAAGGCCCGGGACTATCGGCTGGAGGACATCGGGAAAAACAATGGAAAGGAGCCTGCAAATGGCAATTAAGAACAACAGGCTCCAGGACGCCGCGCCCGACGCGGCGTCTCTGGAGGATATCGAGACGCTCCGGGCCCGCTATGGCGTGAGCCGCCCCGTGTTTGTGGGCGTATGCTCCGCCAACAGCTGGCGCAGAGGGCGGCAGATGACCGCGGCGGATTTCCTGGCTGCGGTCGAGGCATATCAAAAGGCCCCTATGGCCGGGGGCCGGAAGGAGGCGTAAGGGATGGCAGTGCTCAGAGATGTCAGGGAGACCGTCCTGGATGGGCAACTCGGCTTCTCCGGAAAATCCGGGTCCGGAATCAGCGTCCGCATCGGCCCCTCCCCTATCGTCAGCGACAAGCTCATTATCATCACCGGCGACATGACTGCCGACACCATCAAGGAGCGCCTGGGGCGCTCCCCTCTGGCCGACTCCGTTATGGATTCTGTCCAGTTCGGCGCCGCACGGGTGTACTGCCTCCCTGTGGCCGCCTCTACGGCGGGCACCGTCGAGGAGGTAGAGAAAGAGGGCAAGGGCGGCGGCACGCTCACGGCGTCCGGCAGCCCCTATAACGCCTTTGCGGTGGTGGTGAAGATCACCGCCCAGGGCACCCTCAACACCGCGGCCTTCGCCTATTCCATCGACGGCGGCAATAATTTCAGCGACGAGATCACCGTGCCCGTGGCGGGCAAGTATGAACTGCCCGGGACCGGACTCACCATCACCTTCGCGGCGGCGTCGGAGGATGCGGAAAGCTCCTTCCAGGTGGGCGATACATGGAGCTTCAGCACCACGGCCCCCGCCATGACGAAGGGCGACGCCCTTGCGGCTGCCCGCAAAATCAAGGACTTCCCAGAGGAGTTCGAGTGGCTCCATGTGGTGGGCGGGAGCGATCTGGATCTGTGGGAGGCCATGGGCGAGGTCCGCAATGAGCTTGCCACGGAGTACCACAAGCCCCTCTTCATCCTCATGGAGGCCGCATACCCCACCGGGGACCTCACCGACTGGGCGCTGGACCTGGAGAAGGCCCGGGGCAAGGTCAAGAATACCGATATTCAGGTCTGCACCGCATGGGGGCGTCTGGTACGGCTGGATGGCAGCGTTCAGATCGTCAACCTCGCGGGCATCGTTTCCGGCCTGTACGCCAAGGCGGGCGTTGCGGAGAGCATTGGCAAGACCCGGCCTGAAGCCGGCTTCGGCATCTCGCCGGATACACTGGAGGAGCTGCTCCCCGCCGGTATGGACGACTCCATCATCAAGATGCTGGACGAGGCGGGCTTCCTTACCTTCCGAAGCTATGCTGGCCTGGAGGACTTCTTCGTCTATCACGCCAAGGTCCTCAGCCCGGAGAAGAGCGACTTCCAGTATGCGGAGGACATCCGGGTGAAGAACAAAGTCATCCGGGAAGTCCGGAAGGAGGCTCTGCTCCTGCTCAATGACGACATCGACATGACCGACTTTGACGGTGAGACACAGGCCCGGGCGAAATTCCTGACGGCGCCTCTGGACAGAATGGTCGCCGCGAAGGAGATCAGCAGGGCGGAGGTCACGATCCCCGATGGGCAGGCGGAGACCTTCCTGGAGACCGGGCTCCTCCGCGTCCGCATCCTCTATCTGTCCAGAGGCTACATCCGGGAGATCGAGATCGAGGTCGGACGCACCAATGTCAGCGAATAAGCGGAAGGGAGGAAATGCGGCATGACAGTCAATGGTAAAGTCTATGATTGGGCCGATGTGGACTTCAAGGTCCCGGGCCTGGACATCGAGGTTCAGGAGATCAGCTACGATGACGAGCTGGATCAGGAAGCCGTCTACGGCAGGGGCAACAAGCCCCGGGGCTTCGGCACCGGCAACTATTCCAGCACGGGCAAGATCTCCCTGCTCCGCGACGACTACCACAAGCTGCTGGCCTACTGCAAGGCCAAGGGCGTCAGCTTTTTCAAGCTCCAGTTCCCGTCTATTGTCGTCAGCTACGGCATGGAGGGTGAGAAGACCGTGGTCGACGAGCTGAAAATGGTCCAGATCTCCAAACGGTCCAACAGCGTCACCCAGGGAGACAAGAGTGTCAAGGTGAGCCTGGATCTCGCCATCTACGGCGGCGTCGTTCAGGACGGCGTGGAGCCTATTTAAGGGACAAGTTATTTGAGAAATACGGAGGGATTTTTCATGGAAGACATTAAGAAAACGGACGCGGCGGCCGCCGCGCCCCGGAGTGAAAAGGACACACTCAAGGCCAAATACGGAAAGGTGTTTCGCGTCTCCTGTTCTGTCCGGGAGGATGAGGACAGTGACGCGCTGGAGTTTGGCTATTACTTCAAGCGCCCCAGTGTGCCCGCTTATGACCGATACCTGAAGGGTGTTCAGCAGATCGGCATGACCAAGGCAAGCAAGACCTTCCTGCTGGACTGCGTGGTCGACGAGGACAGGGACCGCCTGACCTCTGAGATGGAGGAATATCCCGGCGTCGCCCTCTCCATCGCGGGTAAGCTCACGGAGATCCTGGGCCTGACCAACGCCGTAAATTTGAAAAAGCTCTAAGAGAGCGGGCCGAGGAGGTAAAAAGCAGTCTGGTCGATGCCGGACTTTTGGAGATATACCGCTTTTTGCCTCCTCCTCTCTTAGAGGGCTTTGACCCGGAGAAAGCGGAGATTGGGGAGTTTCTGGAGTACATTGCGAAGGCCCGCTATGTCCAGGAGCTGGAAAAGAACATCATCGCCCGCGCGATCTCCGAGGTATTCGGCAGTGAATGACCGGGAGGCGAGGCAGACACATGAAAGCAAACGAGCGGGGTACAGGGCCGCCCCATACCTCCCGCCGGCGCGGAGGTGAGCGCGGTCCGTGAGCCTCGAAAGTGTATTCAGGTTGTCCCTTATTATGAATATGGTGGACAACATCACCGGCCCTATGGGCCGGATCAGCAGCAGCGTCAACGGCGGCGTATCCAGGCTGCAAAAGCTGGAGAGCGCGTTCGGGGGCATGGTCAAGGCCGGGACGGTCATGACGGAGCTGGGCTCCTCCATTGCTGGGGCCGCGCTGGCGCCTGTGGAGGCCACCTTCGAGACACGCCGGGCGCTGGGTGAACTGGCATCCCTGGGCGTCAAGGACCTGGAAGCCGTGGAGGACGCGGCCCGCAGCTTCTCCGACCAGTGGGCCGGAACATCCAAGGCGGATTTCATTTCCGCCTCCTACGACATCAAGAGCGGCATCGCCTCTCTGACAGACGAAGGCGTGGCCGATTTCACCACCCTGGCCGCCCTGACAGGTAAGGCCACTAAATCTACAGTCGGCGAGATGACGAGCCTGTTTGCCACAGGCTACGGCATTTACAAAGGCTTCTATGATGACCTGACGGACCTGGAGTTTGGCGAGATGTTCTCGGCCGGGATCTCCAAATCCGTCCAGCAGTTCAAAACGACCGGATCGGAAATGGCTGCGGCCATTGAAAGCCTGGGCGCTTCGGCTACTAACGCGAAAGTCCCGCTGGAAGAGCAGCTGTCTGTCCTGGGGATGCTCCAGGCCACCATGAGCGGCTCGGAAGCCGGCACCAAATACGCGGCCTTCATCCAGTCAGCGGCAAAGGGCGGAGAGGAGCTGGGGCTGGCGTTCGTGGACGCCAACAACCAGATCAAGAGCCTGCCGGAGATCCTGGATCTGCTGCGCGGAAAGTACGGCGACACCATCGACGCCATCGAGAAGCAGGAGATCGCCACGGCATTCGGCACTGATGAGGCCGTAGATCTCATTGATCTGCTGTACAGCAAGACCGGAGAGCTGCAGGACAATGTTTTGAGCTTGTACGACGCCATGGGGCAGGGCACAGCTGTGGCCTCAGAAATGGCGTCCGCCATGAACGAGACAGAGCCGGAGAAGTTTGAACGGCTCCAGCAGCAGCTCCACAACGTCGCCGAAGCGGCGGGAAGCACGCTGCTCCCTGTGGTCAACGACCTGATGGAAGGCGCTGCCGGCGTCATACAGAAGGGCGCGGAGTGGGTGGAGAACCACCAGAACCTTGTCCGGATCATCCTGCTTGCGGCCCTGACCCTGGGCGGCTTCCTGGCTGTGGCGGGCACATGTATCGCCGTAGTCGGCGGCGTGGGGATCGTTTTCACCAAGACCGCCGGACTGGTCAAAGGCTTCATCGGCGTCGTCCGGGGATTGCCGGACCTGTTTGAGACCATCGCGCTTTACGGCATGGAAGCGGGCGACGCGATCCGGAACGGCTTCAACAGGATCCGGACGGCGGGAAGCACCGCCGTCACCGCGGTCAAAAACGTGACGCTGCGGATCGTCAGCATGGCAAAGATGGCTGTGATCTCCGGTGTGACGGCCCTGAAGAACATGGCGCTCGGTCTGGTCAGCATGGCGAGGCAGGCGGTTGTGACCGCTGTAACCGCCATGCCTGGGTTGATCGCCTCTGTGTGGTCCTTCACCGCGGCGCTGCTGGCAAATCCCATCACATGGGTCGTTGTCGGCATCATTGCGCTGATCGCCGCCCTCATCCTACTCTGGCAGAACTGGGACAGCGTGACTGCGTTCTTGCAGAACGCCTGGAACACTGCCTGCTCCAAAATCACGGCAGGACTTGAGTGGCTGAAGCAGGGCTTCCAGTCCATCATGGACTGGATCGGCGAGAAGATCGCATGGTTCGGCGAAGCCGGGCGGCGGCTCGTGACCACCTTCGTTGACGGTATCAAATCCGTGGCGATGGCGCCCATCAACGCGGTCAAAGGCATCTTTGGGAAGATCAGCAACCTGTTCCCCCACTCCGATGCCAAGGAGGGTCCCCTGAGCACCCTGACTCTGAGCGGCAAAAAGACCATGACCACCTTCGCCGAGGGTGTGACCCTGGCGGAGGATGCTCCGGCCAACGCGATCACCAGAAGCCTGGAAGGAGCGAAGGTCAGTCTTCAGCAGGAAGCTCCCAAGCCGGTCCGCCTGGGCGGCGGCACAGACGAGGAAGCAGACGCAGGAGACGGCAGCGGCTCCCCCGGCAGGGATGGCAAGGTGTTCATCATCAAGAAGCTGGTGCTGCAGGTGGATGTCAAGAAGATCAAGCAGCTCCAGGACCTGTTGGAGATTGTGGGCGAACTGGAAGACAAGATCAACAGCGGCGAGGATCCGGATGATGATCCGGAGACCGACTTCGCGCTGGCGTAAGGAAGGGGGACGGCTCTCATGATCTTTGTGGAAGACAATACCATCAAGCTCAATGGGGTCGTCCTCCCTGGCCTTGTCAAAAGCATCGAGGTCAAGGAGTCGGCGCAAATCGACGAGCAGGAGGTGGAGGGCAGCTCCACCAAGCCCAAGCAGGCCACCGGCTATGAGGACGCCAAAATCAACATTGAGCTGGTGGTGGACGATACAGACACGCAGACCAAGTATCAGCGCCTGGAGACGCTCCGTGCAGTGTTCCGCAAAGAGGGCCAGGGTGTGCCGCAGCCGATCCCCATCGTGTGTGAGGATGCGGCCGCCCACGGTATCGACAAGGTCCTGTTCAAATCTCTCAACCACAAATCCGAGCAGAAGAAAAGCTATTTCTCGGTGACGTTGGAGCTGTGGGAGTACATCCCCCAGACCATCCAGGCCGTCAAATCCTCCGGTGATGCATCCAGCAAGAAGAGCGGCAGCTCCGGCAGCGGCTCAGCGGGGACGTTGAACAGTGGCTACTCCAGCTATCTCAGCTCTGATCGGGGCAGTGCCCCCGCATCAGAGCCGGCGCTGCAGAAGAAGCGAGGCAAGTCTCCAGCCGTAGATGATGCGGATACAATCAAGGTCCTGTCCAAGCTGAAGAAGGAGTAGCGCATGGAGACGTTAGAACTGTTCTATCCGAGGATCACTGCTCAGGCCGGGGGCTACACCTTCCAGCAGGGCATTGAGATCGAGGTCTCTTCTGCCAGAGACTCCCGCATGGACTGGGCGAAGATCCGCTTCACCGACCGCTTCAAGCCGGAGATTACGCTTTCCCGCCTGGAGCCGGCCGCGATTTTGCTGGGCTATGGCGGCGCCTTCGATGAGGTCTTCACCGGCTATGTCGTCAAACCGTACAGCACTGGATCCAGCGCCAATGAGATCGTTCTTAAGGACGCGATGATGCTGCTGGAGGGACTTACCGTCAATGAGACCTTTCTGGACACCACGCCCCAGGAGGTGATCCGGTACATCCTGGCACAGGCGGGCCTGACGGAGCTGAATCTGACGTCCATGGTCTATCCGGCACGGAAGCGTCTCTCCATCCGAAAGCAGAGCGGCGTACAGGCGCTGGATGCCGTGGCGGCCGCCTGGGGCATCCAGGTCCATTACTTCTTTTCCGGCGGTGTCTTTTACTGGGGCGAAGAGCCCGAGCAATCCATGATCTACACCTTTGAGGCAGGGCGAAATATCCTGAGCCTCGCCCGGCGCGGCAACCTCTGGGACCTCGAGACCGTGTCCGCGCCCTTTGTCCGCCACTCCCACCGCATCCAGGTCAGTCATCCCAGTATCTCGGGGGAGGTGGAGGTGGTCCGGGTCCGGCACCTCACCAACGATGAGGGCTTCATCCGGACCCATATTTACTTCTGAAGGAGGGAACCGCCATGGGAAAGCAGTTGGAGCGGTTTGTCAAGGCTGTGGTCGGGGACATCCTCAAGTGGGACTATCCCTATCTCACGTCACCCGCCATCCTCCTGGCCCGTGTATCCGCCGTGAAGACCCTTTCGGATACCTACGAGGCGGAGGAGCTGGATATCCACAACGATGAGGGCGGCACCAGCTATCGGGGCCATATTGTAGGCCGCTGGCAGGAGTACACCCTGACGGTGGTGGACCGCTTCGGCAGCGAGGACAGCAACTTCCCGGCTCTGCCCGGCGTGCGCTCCAAGATACAGCTCCAGGCCGGGGCACTGGCGGCCATCGCGCTCCCCTTCGGAGATCTCACGCCGGTCATCATTGGGGAGGTGGTCCTGTGACCGGACTGCACGATACGGACATCCGTCTGGACCAGGAGGGGCAGCTGACCCAGGCCACGGATGGCGATGCTCCTCTCTGTTCCGGGATGGACTGCTTCCTACAATCCATCATCCTGGAGGCGCAGACGCAGAAGGGCGAGCTGTTTTATGACGAGGACTTCGGCTGGAGCCTTTACGACTTCCTGCAGTCAGAGGACGACGAGATTACCCGTCTGGAGATCACGCAGCGGGTCAGGAGCGGCCTGCTCAAACGGGAGGAAATTCTTCCGGACAGCGTCCAGGTCCATGTGGAACTTATAAAGGACGCTTTTCATATTTGCGGCTCTTTCCAGGCTGCGGACACGGAGGCGTCCTACAGTCTGCACATTATCATCGATCCGGTCAATCTGGAGGTGACTGTCATTGATTGACGAAAAGATTTTAGATCAGGTGATTCCTGTTCCGGATCTGACGGAACTGAAGGATCAACGGATCCAGGAGCTGTCCGACGCCGGCTTCGCCATCACAAACTTCCATTCCGGCGGCGTCTTCCACACGCTCCTCATGATCGTCCTGCGCATCCAGATTGAACTCCTGGAGCTCTGCCGGACGGTCTTGAACCAGATGTTCGTGAGCCATGCCTCCGGCGCCTGGCTGGATCTGAAGATGTCCGACTACTCCAAAACCCGCAAGCTGGCGCAGAAAACGCAGGGCGTGGTCACGGTCTCCAGAACGGCCTCGGACGGAGAGGCGGTCAAAATTCCAAAGGGCCATATCTTCAAGAGCATTAAGGATATCAACGGCGATGAGCTGCGCTTTGTGGCCCTGCAGGAGACCACCCTCCAGAAAGGGGCCTCATCCGTGGATGTTCCGGTGGAGGCCGAGGCAGAGGGAGCCCGCTATAATGTTCCGGCTGGGCAGATTACCAGGACACTTACCTATCTGGGCGATGTGTCTATTACCAATGGTTCCGGCTGGATCACCCGGGAAGGCAGCGACACGGAGGACGATGAGAGCGCCAGAGAGCGCACACTCCGCTCCTGGTCCGAGCTGGCTCTTGTGCCGCTGCGGGATACCTACATCAACGTCTGCTCCGCCATCGCCGGCGTCCTCTATGTCACTGTCAAGGATCAGCACCCGAGAGGCCAGGGGACCGTGGATATCATCATAACCTCTGAGGCCGGGACGGCCACCGAGGACCTTCTGGAGAAGTGCCGGGAGGTCTGCGAGGAGATCCGGGAGCCTGATACGGATGTCCTGGTCAAGAGTGCGGAGATCGTCGATCAGGATGTAGCGGTCACTGTCACGGTCGCCAGCTCTCTTAATCAGGACGGTCTCGCGGAGCGTGTGCAGGCGTCGATCACGGATCTGCTGAAGCTGCGCAACCGCGGCGATTCCCTCAATGAGCTGACCCACGCGGACATCATCCACAAGATCAAGAGTGACATCTCCACGGTGAGAAACGTGACCGTGACCACTCCCGCGGAGGATGTCTTTTTGACGGAGGAGAAAGTTGTCATGGCCGGAAAGATCACCGTCACAGTGAAAGGAGTTTGACCGTGTTCAAGACCTTCGGAGAGTATATGTACACGCTGCTCTTCAGCCCCTTGCGGCGGGGCCGCCAGTCTCTAAATCAGTTTTACATCTTTTTCAAGGTGATGGGGCGGTCCTTTGACCAGTGCAAGGAGGCGCTGCTGCAGGTCCGGGAAGAGGCGTCTGTGCTTACCTGCTCGGACGCGATGCTTCCGGTCCATGGCGCGGACCGGGATATGCTCCGTCTGCAGGGAGAGACCGTGGACAATTACCGCCGGCGTCTTGCCATGAAGGGAGCGATCTCAGAGATGGCTGGGCTGAACAGTGGTATCCGCTATCTGGCCCAGGCGTTCGGCTATGACGAAGTCCTCATTGAGCCAGGAGAAAAGCCGGACCACTGGGCGGAGGCCACCGTCTGGTTTATCGGCGGGAATATCGTGCTGGATGACCGGACGCTCCTCTTACAGGAGTTGAACAAGATCAAGCCGGCGCGGACCCTTCTGCACCTTGCCAAGGAGCAGCGGTACGAGGCTCCCCTTTATTTGGCGGCTGCCATAGAGCGGGGCAGGCAGATGACGATTGAACAGGAGTAAGAGATATGGCATTCACAAAACTGAAGCTCACGACCTTCGGCCAGACAATCGAGTCCAAGCGGCACCAGGGCAAGGGCATCCATTTTACCCGTGTGGCCATCGGAGATGGCCTGCTGGGCAACGGCTCCATGATCAACCGCACGGAGCTTGTCAGCGAGCGGCACTCTATGCTGATCGACGGTATCCTGACCACGGATGACGCGAAGCAGTGTGCTGTGGTCGTTACGTTGGACAACAGCCAGTTTGAGGAGGGATTCCCTTACCGGGAACTCGCTTTGCTGGCGCAGGACCCGGACACACAGGAGGAAGGCGTTTACCTCTATGACAATGCCGGCCAGGAGTGCGAGTATCTGGATACCCAGGCAGGCGGCGTGGTGATCTATGAACGTCTCAAGCTCCTGATCCGTGTGGAGCAGACGGAGCAGATCACCTTTGTGGCATCCGGTAATCCCCTTTATTTGAGCGCCGAGGATGTCCAGGAGATGATCCGTCAGCACAATGAGTCCGTCGACGCGCATCCGAAAAAGGCTGATCTGGGAGAGAACAATAAAGTCCTGCCGGAGCAGCTGCCGGAGATGGACGTCTCAACCGCAATGGCGGGATTTGACACCAAGGACTCCCTGGCGGACGCAGATGGGATCGTCATTACAGACAGCGCAGAGGATAACACCGGGAAGCGGGTGCTCTGGAGCAAGGTCAAGGAGCTGCAGGGGAAACTGTATGTCCCGCTCACGCGGAAGATCAACAACAAAGCCCTGTCCTCGGATATCACCCTCTCAGCCGCAGACGTGGGGGCGGCCGCAGCGTCTCACACCCACGCACTGGATGCCCTTACCGGGATCCTGCCGGTCAATAAGGGAGGCACTGGCCAGAGCTCACTGGAGGCCCTGCTGGCCGCGCTGAAGCAGGCCGGCGCTGTCCAGATCGCCACCGGCTCCTACGTCGGAACCGGCACTTATGGGGCCGATCATCCGTGCAGTTTAACGTTCGATTTT